TTAAAAGAATTATCTATATTGTTTGATTTATTATTTTCAAAAAATGTATTGCTTAGATCATTAAATAAGTAATTGAGTGAATTATCACCAATGTCTAAATTTTTTACAAATGCTATTTTACCATTTGTATTAGTAGATGAATCGTAAATAAATTTCACATTATTTTTTATATTATTTTTGGTGATTAAACAACATGAATTAGAAGTAGCAACACCCAATAGCGAATTGTGTATTGTTCCGCTCAAGAATATTCTATTTTTGTAATTAGTATTCAAATTTTGGAAAATGTTTTGCCAACTAATATCATAATTGTTGTTATTATTTAGATTGATAATATTTGTTTTTATATATAAATTGGTTCCGCTATTGTTGCCGTTTATTATATTGTTTGATAAAATAATATAATTACTTTTAGCACCGGAAATATCCATAGTTAATATATATATATATTTATAACTATGGATAATTAAAATTATAACTTATAACTATGACTATAACTTGTTTTGTTATTTTGTTGTTTTGTTAGTTTGTTAAAACATCAGTATCATTAAAATACCAATGTGAAGACAAATATTGGGGTTTCGATTTTTCAATATTGCTACTTTTCTTGATTTTAAGATTGGGTCCATTAGTAGTTAATGAATCAATTTCTAAAGTTCCAATAGCATAATTATAATATTTTAAATCTGATAGATTACCAGCAAATCCACCATTATAATTTACATATAAATTATCATAATTTTGTTTAACAATATTAGATAATTTGTGGCGCTTTGTTAAATTACCATTTATATAAATATCACATATGTTTTGAGATGTTATTCGTATAATAACACCTACCCATTTTTTTATTGGTATTGCGTCAACATATATATCATCATAATATGTGTTATTCTCATTGTTATGAAATACATTTATCCTTACTAACATTCCTAAAACAGGATAATTATCTGCTAAACTATCATTGTTTAAATATTTCTTTCCAGAATATAAATAAACACCAGGACTATTATTTGGTCCAAATATACCAGTAGCGGTTCCTGATTCTCCGGGCGTGTTTGGAGGCGATCCTTTATTAAATACATGTTTGTAATCTATTTGTGTATTATAATCTATATTATTAACATATATCCAAAATGAGTATGTAAATTCAACACCACCATATTGGTTCGAACTTCTTAAAATAGGAATTGCTTGTTTATTTCCTATGTTTTGAGTAATAGTTAATGCTTCGCTGGCATCTTTCATTCCGGAAATTAAATATGGTGTTTCTGATGGTGCTAGAAGATAATACATTATTCTACTGGCAATATAAAATATTACTGAAAAAACAATAACTACTCCTAATAAGAAAGTCACTCTGGCGATCATTGTATTTGAAGATAAAAATCCACCAACCTCTCCTACTCTTTTTTGTGTGTCGTATGGAATTGCTGTCTGGAAATATTTATTAATATTTCCAAATATTCCTTCATTAGCATTCATATTATATTATTTATATATAAATATATAAATAATATATTTTATTATAATTTATTTTGTTTTATTTTGTTTTTTATTTAAATTTGGAAACTTGCTTTTTCGGTCTTATATTCTAAGAAGCTTACTTTTAAGCTATATTTATTAAACAATGACTGAGCCAGTGATGCGTTTATGCCATCTTTATAAATATTATAAGCATCTTGTGGATTAATAGAATCACCAATGTAGCGAACACGTGTTATAAAACCTTCAAATCCAATATTATTGGTGTGTGCATATCCTAAATATATATTTTTTTTAATTTGCGTGTCATAGTAATTTTTATATAATCCGTGCATAATAAATGAATTTCTTAATTTACCATCTAAATATACATCTAATGTTCGGGTATCGACACTTAGCGTTAAATTATTCCATTTTTGAACTGGAATATTAGGTATTTTATATCTAGTATAAATAGTTTTTCCATTATCACTTTCTTTATCTGGGAAACATTCTATATCTATAAATAAATTATTTTCGTATTTGTCTAATGCTATGTTAATATTTTTTGGTAGAGCACTACTTGCCGAAGGTGTAGTTATTGCTACTTTTGTGCTAAGACCAGAAATAGGTAAGGATAAACGTTCTGCTGTTCGAGAATTGCTCGCAGTAGCCATATATAAAATATTTTTCTCTTCTGAAATATTTTGGCCCCAATTATCTATATAAAACCAAACACTTAACATAAAATTAGAAGAGGTTGTATCTGGTATATCTTTGGCAGCTATCATGTTAAGAGTACTAGATTCTGATCCAGAAGTAGCAGTGTCTTGTTTTGATGCTTCACACATTTTGTCGTAAATTATGTTTGTTTTGAAAAATATATTGTTTAATCCCCAAAATAATACTAAAAGAAGAATTACTATAATAATTATATTTATAGTGCTCATTATAAAATATTAATATATAAAAATATTATAATGTTTTAATATTTTTGTATTTTTGTAGTTTTGTAGTTTTGTATTTTTCTAGTTTTGTAGTTTTTCTAAATTGTATTTTTGTTTTTTGTTAAACTATATAAAAATTGTATAGAGTCAGGAGTTTTTATTTTATCAAAGTAAAATATTTCTTTAATACTTCCATATATACCATCGTCCTCTCCAATAGTTACACTATCACCAATAAAGTAAGGTGTAACATTATTTTTTGAACCTACTAATTTTCCATCAATAAAAATATCTATATTGTTATTTTCATAATTAATAACAAAAGATATCCATTTTTGATGTTTTACGGTAGTCATTTCATAAATGGTATCTAGTTGGTCTGCTTTATTACTTATTGTTCTAGATTTTATAATAATTTTTCTAGATTTCCCATTATAATATATAACTGGTTTAAATCCATAATTAAACAATTCGGTGTCTTTTGTATAAGCAATTGACGTATTAGTAGGTTGTGGATTTATATAAATATAAAAACTTAAACTATAAGTATAAGTATATGGGAATTTTCTATTAATTTTTGAAGGATCATAATATTTTGCTCCTACATTATATTTAGTGTTTAAATCATTTGGAAATAATTTGAAATCATATCCTTGAGTATTATCTGCAATGTTATCTTTGCTATTATAATATTCGTTTCTTACTGTTTCTTCATTAGAAATATTTTCTGTAGAAGCAGTCTCTCTAGAACCAGCTTCATTAAACCTATTATTTAATGAATTTTCATTAAAATATGAAAGTAATTTAGTTATTTTGGTTTCTAAAGGTTTGGCTTCAACGTTGGAATTACTATTAAAATTTGGAATAATAATATTATTAGTAATATTTTTATCCAAGTTTTGATATTTTCCTAAAGTTTTCTTCTCATTTAAATAAAAAGGACCTTCCCCTGCTAAAACATCGCTTTTATTGTGTTTTGCGAAATATTTAAACATAATAGGCAACACAAATATTAGTGTTATTAGGATTAATAAGACAAAAAATAATAAATAAACAGGAGATGGTGTTAATTTTATGTCTTTATGTATTTCATCTACTAATATGACTAGCAAACAAGGAATAAAGAATATAATATTTTTTATTGTAGATAATATTTTTACAACAGGTGAATCTTCGTTAGTTAAAGTGGTTTTTTCTGGACTTGTTTGCCAAATAGAAAATACTTTTGCTATTATTGCTAAAATAACAATAAATATTAGTGTTCCTAAAAATCCTTGCATAACATTAAAAATATTGTTGGATCTGTCTGAAGTTATTGAATGGTTTATTAGTAATAAAGGAATTATTAATATAAATAACAAAAATCCAAGATTTTTAAACATGTTTAAATAACTGGAATTGATTTTAAAACTTCCAGTACCAGTACCAGTATTTGATTTTTGTTTATGAGCAAAGAATATAAAAGTATATACACAAAACGCTATTAAAAATATCCACCAAAATATTTCGTGTTTAGTACCTTTTATTTGAAATACGTCTTGGTTATTATTTAAATAACCGAATAATCCTAATATTAGCACTAATATTACAATAATTACAAAATAGTAAATTTTACTTTTAATAAACTGAAAAACACCACCCTCATTAGGTGTATTATCAATTGATTTAACATTAGTTGGTTTTTTATCACTCGTACCACTCATAAATAATATATTACATTATAAGTATATTATTTATTATTGATTTGTTATTATTGATTTGTTATTATTGATTTGTTATTTATAAATTTTCAAAAGCAGTTTTTCTACCATGACAATCTCTACATAATGCTTCTAAATTTTCAATATTATTTGAACCTCCGTATTCTAATTTTTTAACATGATCTACTTCAAACCAAGCAGGCAATTGGTTCTTACAATGCTTACAATGCCAGTTTTGCGAAGCAGCTACATATTTTTTTTTTGTTTCACTAACACTTCTTTTTGTTGTCATATTACCAGAAGACAGTATTTTTTGCTGTTGCTTAGATAAATAGTTTTGATTGTTGTTTATTGAAGTTAATAAATTTTGCGTTTGTTGATTATTAACTGAACTGGAAAAATTAAAATTATTATTTAATTCACTAGTTATTGATTTAGATGTTAGATCAATAATAGGAGTTATGAAACTTGCTGTGTTTCTATCAATTGGTAAATATTTTATATAACTGTTGGCGTGAGATACAAGTTCTTTGTAATTACCCGGATTTTTTTTTATAAATAAATACACACATAATCCAATGAAAGCAAAAAATACCATTTTGTAATATTTTTGATAGTGTTTGAGTTTATTAATTAAGTTTCCTTCAAAATATGTGTTTGCTAATACAAAAACAGTTATTAAAAAAATAAGTAGTTCTAGTTTCATAATATTAATATTTAATATATAAATATATTATTACTAGGATAATAATAATAATTAAAGCACCAAAAACATACTTTTCTTTGTTTTTGCGCTCATCATTTTTTTTAACTTCTTTTAATTTATAGTTTTCATAATAGTTGTTTAAAGCATCATAATATGTTAGTTCTGGCTTACCTAAATAAATATTTATTTTATTGTGTATAAAATGGACCCATTTTGAAAATGATTCTCTCGAATCTAAATATGGAGTTACAGGATACGCATCTAAAAATTGACTAAAAACACCCCCAATATCAGAAACTGGCAAAAAAAGAGGTAGGTTTGTTATAAAGTCGTAGTATTTTTTTTTTGTGCAATCATTAATATGTAATGGATAAGATAAAGCAATTGTATATAATACAAACCAATAATGCGGACCCCATATAATTGGATTAAATATATGATTTGTGTTATACATATTATTATTTTAGTATATTAAAATTTATCACATAATAACTTAATAACTTAATAACTTAATAACTTAATAACTTAATGACTTAATGACTTAATGACTTAATAACTTTAGTAAATAAATAAATTATATAAAAGCATTCTTATATATTATTATAACTAATAATATGAATATAAAAAAACAATATTTTTGTAATAATTGTGGCAAATTAGGACATCTATTTCATCAATGTAAAGTACCTATTACTAGTATAGGTATTATTCCTATTAGAATAGTAAAAAAACATAATAGTGCGCTAAATGTATTTGAAAACTCTATTGAACTATTAATTATTAAACGCAAAGACACGTTATCATTTGTAGATTTTATGCGTGGTAAATATTCTATTGAAGATAAAAACTATATAAAAAATTTGTTAAATAATATGACTAACAATGAGAGAAATTATATATTAAATAATGATTTTGATACAATATGGCAATATTTATGGAATTATAATACAAACAACTCCTATAAAAACGAAGAAAAAACCTCAAAGATCAAATTTACAAATTTGAAACAAGGATATTCTAATATTTTAGAAAGTTATAATTTAAAATCTATTATTGACTTGTGTGATAAAAATTATGAAGAACCAGAATGGGGATTTCCGAAGGGGCGACGCAACTATCAAGAAAAAGATATTATATGTGGGCTAAGAGAATTTGAAGAAGAAACAGGTTATCAAAAAAATGATATTATAATAATTAATAATATTGTTCCATATGAAGAAATTTTTAGTGGTTCTAATTATAAATCATATAAACATAAATATTTTGTTGGTATTATTGTTGATAATAATCAACCAAAAAATGATTATCAAATATATGAAATTACTGAAATAAAATGGATACCTATAGATGATGTTAATAATTATATTAGAGAATATAACTATGAAAAAAAGAAAATTATAAATTATTTAAATAATTTATTAAAAAGTTATAAACTATATATTTAATATATAGTAATGAGTAAAATTAGTAAGACCGAATTAAACGATGGAACATTAGTCAATATTCCAATGTCTTTAAATAAGGAAACTATGGAAGAAGAGGAAAAAGAAACAGAAGATGAAACAGAAGATGAAACAGAAGCGAAAACAGAAGATGAAAAAGAAGATGAAAAAGAAGATGAAACAGAAGAGGAAACTGAAGAGGAAACTGAAGAGGAAGATGATAAAACATTTATGAAACCTAAAGGAAATCCAGAGATAAATCCAGACATAAAAAAAGATAAAACTAAGAAAAAAAATAACGAAGAATTAGTATCATTATTTAGAGAAAATATAAATAAATTTGACAATAACAAACTAGACAAAACTAAACTGGAAACGTTAGAACAAAATTTAAATACATTAACAGATTATAAATATTTTAATAATGCTGTCGAATTATTGAACGCAAAAGAATTGAACGATTCGAATACTACTAACTATAAATATTTATATCCACATTTGGATGACGAGTTTTTAAACATTAAGATAGCAAACAAAGAAGAATTTAAAGAAAATAAATTAATAATCAAAATAGATGAAGACTTTGATTTTGAGAAACAAAGCAATGAAATTTGTAATAAAGATTTTGAATTAGCACCACATCAAAAATTTATAAAAAATTTCCTTTCAATGTATACTCCGTATAATGGAATATTATTATATCATGGACTAGGAACAGGAAAAACTTGCTCGGCAATCGGTGTTGCTGAAGAAACAAGAAAATATTTAAAATTTATGGGTTATAATGATCGAATAATAATAGTTGCTTCGCCAAATGTTCAAGAAAATTTTTATTTACAATTGTTTGATGAGCGAAAATTGGAAGAACAAAATGGAGTATGGACTATTAATAATTGTGCTGGTCAAAATATTTTAGATGAAATCAATATGATACAGAAAAACCTTACCCGCGACAAAGTAATAAAAATTGTTAAAAATATTATAAATAATTATTACTTATTTATGGGATATACGCAATTTGCCAATTTAATAATGAAGAAATCAAATATTTCAAATCAATCACTAGCCACATTAGATTCAAAGAAAAAGCAAATATTAATAAAAAATAAATTACAAAAATTTTTTGGTAATAGATTAATTATAATTGATGAAATACATAATATTCGTCAATCTAAAGATAATAGCAATAAATTAGTTTCAAATGAATTAATAAAATTGGTTAAAAATGTGGATAATTTGAAATTGTTGTTTATGTCGGCAACACCTATGTTTAATGATTATAAAGAAATAATTTTTCTAATTAATATATTAAATTTGAACGACAGACGATCAATTATAGAATTGAAAGATGTGTTTGCTAATGATGGAAGTTTTCTTGTAAATAGCGATGGCACACAAGTAGGATTAGAACTATTTACAAGAAAAATAAACGGGTACATAAGTTATATAAAAGGCGATAATCCATTAAGTTTTCCGTTTAGAATTTTACCAAATGATTTTTCAAAAACTAATAGTATTTTGAATAAAAAATACCCAGAATTCAAAATAAATGCTAATCCATTAAAAGAAGCAATCACGCTATTTGATGTTTATGTAAATGAAACAAATATATCACCATATCAAGAATTTGTATATAATATTATTCTAAAAAATAACGTATCAAAATTTGATGAAGAAAAACTAAATGCTATGGAATCTTTTGGATATACATTATTACAGAAACCACTTGAATGTTTAAATATAGTTTTTCCTAATAATAAGTTAGAAACTTATTTTAATGATAAAATGATTTTATATAATAATAATATTGTAGAAGTAGTGCAAAATATAAATATTGAGGAAATAAACGCTTTAATTAACATAAAGACAATTGTTGGAAAATCTGCTATTAATAATATTATGAGTTATGAAGAAACACAAGCACCTAAATCTAGATATAATTATAAATTCAAGAGCGATTTTTTGAAAAATATGCCCATTAATATGTTTGAGTATACTAATATTGGAAAATATAGTTTCAAGATTAAAGCACTAATTGATTCGTTAATGGGTTCTACTGGTCCAGCAATAGTATATTCACAATTTATAGATTCTGGATTAATACCCATAGCGCTTGCCTTGGAAGCAAAAGGATTTACGCGTTATGGAAACAACAAATCGCTTTTTGCTAATCCACCAAGTGAAGAATTAGATGTAAAAACTTATAAAAAGAAATCAGAAGTATTACAATTAGGACAGCAATTTAAAGGTGCCAAATATGTTATCATAAGTGGAAATAGTAATATATCTCCTGATATTGTAAGTGATCTAAAAGCATGTACAGATTCTAATAATGTTGATGGTGAAAATGTTAAAGTGATTTTGTTATCGGCAGCGGGCAGTGAAGGTTTAGATTTCAAGTATATTAGACAAATACATATTTTAGAACCATGGTATAATATAAATAGAGAAGAACAAATCATTGGTCGTGCTGTTAGAACGTGTAGTCATAAAGATTTACCTTTAAATAAACGAAATGTTCAAATATTTATGCACGGAACATTGTTATCTAATAATAACGAATCTGTTGATTTATTAATTTATAGAAAAGCAGAGGAAAAGGCCAAAATAATAGGAAACATTACCAGAGTTTTAAAAGAACATAGCATAGATTGTCATCTGAATTATGAGCAACAAAAATTCGACGAAACCTATTTGAATAAAAAATTACCTATTACTTTATCAAATTCTAAATCAATTACATACTCAATCGGAGATAAATCAAATAGTCCATTATGCGATTACATGGCTAACTGTGCATATACTTGTAGGCCATCATTGGAAGAATATAGTCAAAAATATGGAGAAAGTAAAATAGATTTATTTTCATATGACGAATCATTTTTGAAAACAAATAATGAAGTTATTACTAAACTTGTGAGAAATTTATTTAAAGAATATTATTTTCGCACAAAGGGAGAAATAATTAACTATATATATACATTTAAAGAATATCCATTAGCACATATTAACAATGCGTTAAATGAATTAGTTAATAATGAGAATATTTTTATTAGTGATAAATATAACACACAAGGAAAACTAATACATATTAGCGTTGATAATTTAAAAAAAGATTATTTAGATGATTTATATATTTTTCAACCAACAAATTTAAACACCGACTCCACGATTTTTGAAAGATCTACTGGATTAATGATAAAACCTGATGCTTTAAAAGTGGCTATTCCAGACGATTTTAATGTATTTAACGAAGAAGAACAAAATATTGTTAAAAAAGAAGAACCCAAATATGAGACTAAAGCAAGTATTCCTAAAATAGTATTAAGTCAAAGTGCTGTAGATGATAAACTAACTGAAAAAAATATAGCATTTGTGAAATCTATTATTACAGAATTAGAACGCAACTACAAATTTATAATAACAGATATACCAACAAAAAGCGAATATTTATTAAAAGACAACAAATATATTTATTATGGCAAAATGATGGATATATTAAAAGAGGACAAAGTTATAACTGACAGTGAAGTAAATATTTTAGCAATAAATATACTACTAGATGATTTAGACTTTAATAAAAGTGTTTTATTAGTTATTTACTTATTAAATAATGGTTATGGCGAATTAACAAATTTTGAAAAAGATTTATCAACTTATTATGAGACCAAATTTTTAGAAACAAATAATGGTAAATTGAAAGCATTATTTATACCAACTAAAAGTGAATTTAGAGAATATACTTTATATATTTTAAGTAAAACAAATTTAGAGACTTCAAATTTAACACTAACTATTGCGGAATCCGAAGATTATAATGATTTTGATAATATTATTACATCAAATAAAATATCTACTTCACAAATTGCGGTTCCGCTTGGATTCTTATCAAAAAATAAAAAAATAACTAAAGAATTGGTGACAGATTTTAAGGTAAAAACTGGATCAAACAAGGGGGCTCGTTGCGAACAAGCCGGAAAACTTAATAGTGAAAAAATATTTGTTGCTCTAGGAGTAAAAAATGAAATAATTGAAAAATTAAAAGGGAAAAAATTGGAAAAGGGTGAAAAATTAAATCAAAAAAATTTCTGCGCAGCACAAGAATTGTATTTTAGATTATATGATTTACAAAAAATAGAGAACAAACGGTGGTTTTTAAATCTCTCTGAAGCACAAATTAATGATTTACTATAAAATAAAATAAAATAAAATAAAATATAATAAAATAAAATAAAATATAATAAAATAAAATAAAATATAATATAATAAAATAAAATAAAATAAAATAAAATATAATAAAATAAAATATAATAAAATTATTTTATTATATAATTGAAATACTTTTAAAGATTAAATTTATAATATATATAATCTAATGTCTAAAATACAAAGTAAAAAATCATCAATTAAGAAAACTACATTAGACAATTCACACGTTTATATTCGTTCATTGTTAACGCAAAAAATAGTATTAAAATATGACGAAGTTAATGCTGAATTATTTAATATATTAGAAACGAAAATAAAAAAATTGAATGAAGGAAAATGCGTTAAAGAAGGATATGTTAAAAATAATAGTGTTAAATTATTAACATATTCCAGCGGAGAATTATTCGATAATAAAATATTATTTGAGTGTGTTTTTGAATGTTTAATAACAAATCCAGTTGAGTCCACATTAATTTATTGTATTACAAAATCAATAACTAAAGTAGGAGTTCGCGCAGAACTAATTGTAGATGACGAAGTTAGTCCATATATTATTTTTATAGCGCGTGATCATCATTACGATAATGAATCTTTCTCACATATAAAAGAAAATGATATTATACAAGTTCGCATACTAGGACAACGTTATGAGTTAAATGATAAATATATTAGTATAATTGCTGAATTAATTAGTATCAATAATTATAGTTCGTTGAAAAATGAATTGGAATCCGAAGAAATTGAAGAAAAAGTTGGTGGAAAAAAACTTACAATTAAAATATCAAAATCAAAGGCAAAACAAATAAAAGATTATAGAAACGACATTTTATAGAAACGACATTTTATAGTTTATATATAAAATTTATTTAAAGGTATTTTTTTATGAGTAATAATCACTATTATGGAAACGCTTGAAAGCGAAGACATAAATACAACGTGTAAAAATAATATTATTGATTCAAATATTATTGATTCAAATAATAATAATAATATAGATTCTAGTGATTTGATTAAATTATGTAAAATAATCGACTCTTTAGAAAATAGTCATCATATAGAAATTGCTAAAATATTAAAAACAAATAAT